AGGCATGCCGGACTCTGTTTCCCAGCGCTTTATGGGGCATCATCAAATTAAGCAACGAGCTCAAGCATACTTGGATGCGGCCAAAGATGCTGCCCCCATTTTGCGCTTGAATGCTGAGATTGAAAAGCGTGATGACCAGCTTAAACAGCAAACAGAACTTATGAATGCTATGAAAGCTCGCCTTGATCAGCTTGAAACCAAGACCGGTCTCGCAAAGGTGTAAGACATGAGCTACTGGACTCCCTTAGCTATAGTTAACCAAGCTGCTGGTGAACTTGGGCTTAATCCAGTTGCTAGTTCTGTTGATGCAGCAGATACCCAGGCAGTTCTATTTTTGGCGCTGCTGCAAACTTCAGGCAATGAGCTTCTCCAGTATTACCCTTGGGAGCAATTCGCAAAACCTTTTACCATTACATTGGTAGCAGCTCAGGAAGAGTACGCATTACCAACTGATCTTGCGTACTTTCGTGACCAGACTCAATGGGACAGTACAAATCACTGGCCTTTGCTAGGACCTAAGTCAGCCCAGGAATGGGCCTGGCTAAAGAATTCATTTGTCGCCACGCTTCCACGTATGCGTTACCGTATACAGGGAGACAAGTTCAAAGTATTTCCAATTCCGCCTGTTGGGACTACTCAAAGCTTCTATATGGAGTACATTAGTAACTGGTGGATTGCAAATGTGGCAACACCAACCGTACCAGCAAAGTCATTAATCACATTAGATTCTGATGTTGTCTTGTATGATCCTTGGTTGATCATTAAGTACATCAAACTTAAGTTCTATGAGCTTAAGGGGTTTAATACTAGCGGCGTCCGTGCAGATTTCACACGAATCTTTGAAGCACTTACTGGTAAAGATACTGGTGCAGAGAAACTCAGTCTAGCACCTCAGTTTCAGACACCGTATGTTGGTGCTTGGTCTATTCCAGATGGTAGTTGGAGTACTTAGTGTTTTTAGCTCCTATCGTAGCTGATACGTTTAAGCCCTTTACGGTTCCTGCGCCGATTGGAGGGCTTAATGCATATGATTCTCTGGCTGCGATGCCCGAGATAAATGCTATTATCATGCAGAACTGGTGGCCTCAGTCATACGGAGCCTCAGTTCGCAAAGGTTACATAGAATGGACCACAGGACTCCCCTCCACGGTTGAAACATTAGCTGGCTGGTATAATCTTGCAGGCTCGCAGAAGATGTTTGCTTGGTCTGCAGCCGGGATGTACGATGTTTCTACTCGTGGCGCAGTTGGTGCAGCTATAGTAGCTGGATTGTCTAATGCTAAATGGCAGACAGTAATTATTACTAATGCCGTAGGAAATAATCTCATCTGTGTAAATGGCGCAGATAACGGTATTATCTATACAAATGCGGGCGTAGCACGCCTTGTTGCGGGTGATGGTATTGTTGCTAATACATGGGCTGGATTAAACCCCGTTAATGCTATTCAAGTTACAGTTCATCAAAGAAGACTTTGGGCAGTCGAGATCAACTCGTCTAAGGGATGGTATCTTCCCCAGGATGCAGTCCAAGGTACATTTTTATCATTCGATTTTGGTCCACAGTTTAAGCACGGTGGCTACCTTCAGTATCTTGCTACCTGGACACTTGATGATGGTAACGGCGCAGAGGACCATCTCATTGCTATGTCGTCTCGTGGTGAAGCTGTAGTTTATTCTGGTACAGATCCTGTAGTTACTACAGGTTCATTTCCTTGGTCTTTGGTTGGAGTATACTTTGTAGGGGCTCCGGTAGCTGGGCGACGCAGTTTTGCGAAAGCTGGTGGTGATCAGCTCGTGCTTACTCAACAAGGTCTTGTTTCGATGACTATGGAACTAGTTTCTACGAAAGTGGAAAACAAAGAAGTTCCTATTACATCACGCCAGATACAGTTTCTTATTTCTGAACTAGTAGCAACATATACATTGCTATCCGGGTGGCAAATCGTTTTCCACCCACCAATTAACATGCTGGTAATTACAGTACCATCTGTTGTAGCTGGTGGTAATGCCCAGCTTGCAGTTAATACTATTACAAAGGCATGGACGCAGTTTACCAATATGGATGCTGCTTGTTGGGCAAGTCATAATGAGCAGCTTTACTTTGGTGACTATAGCGGTAAGGTTTTTCAGGCTTGGACTGGATTTTCTGACAATGTTTTGTTAGACAATACTGGTGGTGAAGGCGTAACTACCTCGGTTCAGCAGGCATATTCTTATTTTGGAGGCCGTTCTAATCAAAAACAGGTCGGTATGTACCGGCCCACTTTTATTACTGGTGGTGTTGTATCATATAACGCATCGATTGTCTATAACTTCAAAGAAGAAGATGTAGCAGTTCCTAGTGTTATACCTACGCCAAGTGGTTCACTTTGGGGTACTGGTCTATGGGGTTCTGCTTTTTGGTCTGGCGGTAATAATGTACAGCAAAGTTGGATCCAAGCTCGAGGTATAGGTGTGGCTGCTTCATTGAAGATGACTACGCTAAGCGACTGTGAAGTATTGTGGGTAGCTACTGATTATACAATGGTTCAAACTCGTGGTGTCTTCTGATAACCAGCCAGAACTTGCGGCATGGCTTTGTGATAAGATCGGGCTTACCCCTACTCCACATCTTTGTTGTATTGGTAGCGTTAAGGATACTGGCATTCTTGGTGTAGTTGGTTTTGATTCGTATAATGGGGCTTCGATCGTAATGCATGTAGCTGGCACAAAAGGCTGGTTAACTAGAGATTTAATAAGAGCTACTTTCGACTATGCGTTCAATGTGTGTAAGGTCAATATGGTTATTGGACTAGTACCTTCTGGTAATACAGAAGCTATTCGGTTTAATACCCATCTTGGTTTTGAGATAGTAAAAGAGTTGGCTGGAGCGCACCCTGATGGGAGTTTGCTTATTATGACTATGCCACGTGAAAATTGTAAGTATCTGCAAGGATAATCATGAGTTGGTTGTCTGATAACCTTAATTTTGAGAAGTTTAACCTGCGTAAACTGGCTAGCACAGCCTGGAAAAAACCGCAGACACTTCTTTTAGGTCAAGCTGACCCAGTTGGTGCAAAACTTTGGTCTGGAATTACAGGTAAGCACATCGATCCAGTACTAAATATCTATGGAGGTCCTGCAGATAATACTTGGGCAACCCCCGGCATTCGTCCTGGAGCTGGAACGTACGACCAAGCTTCTAATGCAGGTATCCGTGTAGGTCCGGCAGAAAAGACACATGATCTAGCTGAAGCGATTGCTACATTTTATACCGGTAATTGGTTGAGTGGCTTAGGTGGTGATGGTGGCCAGAGTGGTGCTAGTAAAGATATGGATTGGCAGGGCTTTGGGCGTAGGGCTTTATCAAATCAGCTTAGCAGCGCTAGTCAACAACCAGGGGTCGATCCTCAAGAAGAACGTAAGCAAAGAATGCTAGCTGAGATGCTGCGTAAACAGCAACAACCTGATATGTCGCAGCAAGTTCCCCAATGGTTTAATCCAAATATGAGCTAATATGGGCAAGAAATCTAAACCGCCGCCAGCACCTGATTTCAGTGCGCTTGCTACTCAACAAGCTGATCTTAATAAGACAGCTGCTGCTGAGCAGACTGTAGCTAATAGGCCTAATCAGAATACAGCCTTTGGTTCTAGTAATTGGACCAAAGGGGCTGATGGGCAATGGACTCAGAACCAAACGCTAAATCCAGAAGACCAAGCTCTGCTTGATAAGCATCGCCAGTTTCAGGGTCAGGAACAGGGTATTGCTTCTGGATTGCTAGGCAAAGCTGGACAGACTCTTGGTCAGCCGCTTGATACTTCAGGTCTTCCTGAACTTCAAGACATGGATCTAAGCGGGATGAATAAGCTTGATCCTGGTTTTGGTGCAGTTGAGAGTGTTCGTGATGCTATGATGGGCAGAATGGCCCCACAGCGTCAGCAAGCTCGAGAGGCCGAGATTACTAGGCTTAAGAACCAAGGCATACCTGAGAATTCTGAGGCAATGCAACGGGCTATGAAGCGCCTTGATGAAGGGGACACAGATGCCAATCAGCAAGCTTTACTCGGTGGTATGGGCGCGTATGGTGATATTTTCAATCGTGGACTCGCTGGTAATGACCAGACGCTAAGATCTCAGCAGATGCAAGCAGCTCTGCGTGGTACTCAGCGACAGCAAGGTTTGAGTGAGCGCGAACAAGCTAGACAGTCCCCCCTCGATGACTTTAATAGACTTACACGGGGTATCAATCCTACTCAACCGCAGATGCCTAGCTTTATGGGTGGTACTAACTTTAATCCAGCAGATATGTATGGTGCAGGCAAGGACCAGTATAGTGCCCAAATGGATGCGTATAATGCACAGCAGGCACAGCAAGGTGGTTTGATGAAGGGCTTACTTGGGCTCGGTGGCTCTGCGCTTGGAGGACAGTTTGGTGGTATGCTCGGTGGTAAGCTGTTTGGACCAAAACCATGATGTTTGATCCTAATCAACCGTTACCAGATTTTCAGACACAACAGGAAGCCATTGCTCGGCAACGGGCAATGGCCGACATGTTGCGTAAGGTTGCTATGTCACAACAGCAACCTGAAGGCCGTATGGTTGGGAAAACATATGTTAAGCCACACTGGGCTGAGTATCTTCCTGGATTGCTCGATAAGATACAAGCTGGATATGCTGAGAATCAAGCAACCAGTGCAGAAAAGGCATACGGTGGTCAAGTTAATCAAGCTAAACAACAATGGCAGTCAGCTATTCCGCAAGCTATTGCTGCACAGCGTGATCCACCACAAGATATAGCTGGTAATATGGTACAAGGTCCATCGTACGGTGGGCAACCCGTTACTACAGACCAGATTCTTAAGCATACTATGGCTGGTATGACTATTCCAGGTAACCAGCAAGCAGCTGCTGTCTATAATCAAGGTGCCCTTGGTGAGTTGAATCGCGAAGATACACAAGCAGCACGACGCGAGAATCTTCAAGGTCAACTTGAAGCTCACAAGAGAGAGCTTGAGTCTAAACTTGAGGATAAAGCTCTTAGTCGTGAGCAGGAAGCTGCTCTTAGGCGGGAACATGATGCAGTTTTGCTGCAGATGAGCGAAAATTCTCGCGAAGCACGTGAGTATGCAGCAGACCAAGCGCGTGAGGCGCGTATGGCGGCATCGAAGGCAGCGAAAGCATCTAAACCATTAGCCCATCTTGTTCATAAGGATTTGTCTGAGCGTGATGCTACTGCTAGTGCTATGCAGGACCTTAAGTCTAGTTTTAAACCTGAGTATGCTGGTGTAGGTGGTTTCTTTAGAGACAAAGCGGGGTCTTGGATTCCAGGAGGTACTACAGAAACAGCTGAATGGTGGAAGAACTATCGTAAGAATGTTCAGCTCATTGAACGGCATGCATCGTTTGGCGGTACACTTACGCCAAATGAGCAAGCTTCTTGGCGCCAAGCTGACATTGAAACTGGCATGAATCCTACATTGATTACTAAGAATCTCGCTACTAGAGCTAATCTTGCAGAGAAATTGTACGAAAAAGCTAGAACTCAGCACATTGGCGGTGGACACAATGTAGAAGACGCGTTCCCTTCACGTGGTTTGTATGTGCCGCCAGTTGTACCGACTGCTTCACGTGTTAATGTAGGTGGTACTGGAGATTTGAGCGCTACAGAACAGGCTAGGCTTGAACATCTACGTGAATTGAAGAAAGCCGGGCAATGACTCCCCGTGAAGAACTTGAACTTTTGGAGCTTGAGGCAAAGGCTTCAGGGCAACCTGTTGCACCTGAAAGCTCGTTCTTGGGTGATGCCGCCAAAGGTCTCAAAGCCTCAATCGACCGTTCAGCTCTTGGTATCAAAGGATTGCTCCCCAAAAGTGTGCAAGATTTTGGCGATCGCGTAGATGCGGCCATGGGGTCTGGGGGCTTGACCAAAGAAACTGCAGTTAAAGCCCCGGATACTGCGGGCGGTTTAACCGGTAGTATCGGCGGTGAAGTTCTTCAAATGGTTGTTCCTGGCGGCGCAGTACTAAAGGGCGGCAAAGTTCTCCAGCGTGCACTTGCAGCTCGTGGTGCCGCTGGAACTGGTGCAGCCGCTATGGTTGGCGCGGATATAGGTGGTAATGCAGCTGTGTCTGCTGCTATGGAACCCGAGGACCGCGGAACTGCAGCTGCTTGGGGCGGTGCTGGTGCTGCTGGTGGACGTGTGCTGGCACGTACGCTTGGCGGAGCCATGCGTGAGAGTGTCTCCCCGCAAGCACAGCGTCTTATCGATGCCGGTGTGCATATCACCCCAGGGCAGGCTCTTACAGGTCCACAAGCTGGTATTGTAGCTCGCACTATTCGTGGTGCAGAAGATAAGATTACCTCTATACCACTTGTTGGTGATGTAATCGCTAATGCACAGCAGCGTGGTCTAAGATCTTTCAATATGAATCGCATCAATGATGCGCTAGAACCTATTGGCGCTAAGATTAAGCATGCTGGGGTTGAAGGACTCGATGCAGCTGACCAGCATATTAGTGATGCCTATGATAAGGTTATACCGCATATCTTTGTTGAACCAGGTAATGCATTAACAAAGATAACCGAAGCACAAGCACGCTGGAAATCAATTCCGCTGTTTGATGACATTCATAAGAACAAGCTTGACCAGTATATTGACCGGCATATAATGCCGGTCTTAGCTGCTGGTGGAAATGTGCCAGGTGAGATTGTCAAGCGTATTGATGCCGAAGTAGGTAAACTTGGTCGAGAACTTTCAGCTAAAGGTGGCTTAACTAATGGGCCTATCGGAGATGGCTTCCTAGAGCTACGCAGATCATGGCGCCAAGCTATGGAAGGTGCTACGCCCGAAGCTCGACAAGGCTTGACTAATGCAGATAAAGCCTTTGCTAAGCTTGTCCCCCTCCTTAAGGCTGGTGAGAAAAAGGCAGAAGGTATCTTTACACCAAAACAACTTGCAGATTCTTTACGCCAATCAAAGATGAAACCAGATCAGCTTACTGAAGCTGCTCGACAAGTACTCCCAAATACAGTACCTGATTCAGGTACTGCTGGGCGCCAAATCTTTGGTAGACTAATTTCGCCTGAAGCTGGGGGTGCTGGTGCTGGTGTAGCAGCTGCAGGTTTAGGAGGTTTAGGTCCTGCAGCTATTGCAGCACTTGGTGCAGGTGCTATGTACACAAAGACTGGACTTAAGGCACTAACTGGCGGGGTACATCCTTTAATAGAAGCACTAAGATCTAAGCTTACCAAGAAGGCTTATGATCCTAGTCAAATAGAAGATATTCTTCGAAATCTTTCCGGTCGCAGCATCACTGCTACTGGTACGGAGTAACTATGCCCCGCGATATTTCAGGTAACTATACCCTCCCTATCGGCAACCCCGTTGTCGATGCTACTATCATTGACGTGGGTTGGGCAAACCCAACAATGGCAGATATAGCTGTACAGCTTAATAACGTCATTACTCGTGATGGAGTACTAGGCGCTACTGCTCCTATCTTTTTTGCTACAGGTAGTGCGGCAGCACCTAGTATTAGTTTTACAGCTGATACCGCCCTAGGGTTGTACCGTGGTGGTGTAAATATCCTAGGGTTTGCTACGGCTGGAGTTTCACGTGGTACACTTAGTGCTACTGGAGCTTGGGCATTTGGGCCTCCAACTAGTGGATCTACTTTAACACTAACTGGGCCAGGGAACAACTATGCGCTGTCGGTCCAGAACGCTGCTGGGCAGGGAGCAATAGTCGTCAATGGTACGAATGCAGCAGGTTTGTTCGGGGAATGGCAAGCAAGTGGTACGCCTGTTGGTTATATCGGTACTGGTAGTTCTACGGCTACAGGCGGAACACTTGCTGATTTCATCCTTCGGGCAGAAGGGACTCTAAAGTTCAATTCTGGAGGTAACCCTACTCGCGGTTCAGTTAATGCTACTGGGAATTGGGTTTTTGTAGCACCAAGTGTAGGCACTGCATTTGCAATTTCAGGTCTTACTGGCGCAAATGTACTTGCATTAACAAATCCGACGTCTGGTGGAACATTTTTTACAGGAACTGATACCAGTGTAACGCTTACTGCTAAAGGTTCTGGTGCCGGGGCTATTGATCTAATATCTAGTGGGGGATTGCGCATAGGTGTTTCAACTGGTAGTACTTTTACAAATTTCACTTCAGGCGGTAATGTTGTTTTTCCTGGCGCTGTTAGTGGTATTACGACGCTAACAATTAGTGGGCTTGCTGGATCAGATACGTTAGTATCCAATGGTGGAACTAGTGGTTCATTCCGAGTCACAGAGCGCGGTTTGCCATATGGAACTTCGATCCACAACAACGCTGGCGCGGTCACTGGCACGACGAACCAGTACATTACATCTGGGGACTACACGCCTACCTCGGCAAGCCCAGTGAACTGTACAGTAGGTACTGTAAGGCCTGCAGTATGGAGTCGTCTGGGGAACCATGTTAGGGTTTCTGGGGCTGTGAATTTCGCTGTTACTGCTGCCGGTGCCTGGTCGTTTACTCTAACTTTGCCATTCAACCCCAATTTGACCCAAGTCTATCAGTTAAACGGCCTCATATCACCCGCTATCGCTACTAACTTCTTAAAAATTGCAGGGTCTGGGGCCAATTTAGCAAGCATTTCTGGTAACGCAGCAGCCGGGGTGATATCTGGGGAGTATGCGTACGTATATGATTTCCAAGTAATAAGTTAACCCGCATGAAAATTATTTTAACCACTATACTTATTGCTATCTGCATCCTTGATTGGAAGCAGACACTTATGATAGCAAGAAATCCAGATAAGTTCTTAGAACTAAACCCAATCCTTGGTGCGCATCCAACAGAGGACTGGGTTGCTCTGTACTTTATATGGGTCATTCTTCTTATTCTGTCGTTGGCATGGCTTGTACCAACACCGTTACTTTATTACATTTTTGGTATCTGCATTCCAGTTGAAAGCTGGGTTGTGTGGAGAAACAGAAAGATTGGACTGAAATGACCCAAGAAGACGAGCGTAGTATTAGTCTACAGTTAACTAATCTGCAAGATGCGCATGCCTTGCTAGACGCACGTATTACTTCGCTCCGTGGGGATCATGCAGAATTAAGAATGGGTCAACAAGCAATGGCCGTAGAGCTAAAAGCTAATACGATAATCACAGCAGAAATCCGTGATTACATGGTAGCTGGTCGTATTGGCACAAAGATCATCAAATGGATTGCTGGTATGGTAATCGCAGTAACGGCAATCTGGGGTGGCGTTAAAGCATTGGTTCATCTAAACCCATGAACTTCGATCAAGCATTTGTTAAGCTTATTGGGCATGAGGGTGGTTATGTCAATAACCCCAAAGATCCTGGTGGCGAAACGAAGTACGGAATTAGTAAACGAAGCTATCCAGGCGAAGACATTGGAAACATGACGCTGGAAAGAGCTAAGAGCATCTATCAACATGACTACTGGGGACCTGCAGGTTGTGATGCGGTACCAGATTCTATCAAGTTCCCCCTTTTTGACATGGCTGTGAATCTCGGCGTAAGAAATGCTATTAGGCAGCTACAGAAGACATGCCAGACTACTGAAGATGGTATTCTAGGTCCTATTACGTTGCAAGCTGTGAATTCAATGGATTATACCAAGCTTGCTATTCGTTTGGTTGCTAATCAACTTGAATTCTATACTGGACTTGTTACATGGCCAGCATTTGGTAAAAGCTGGTCTAAGCGAGTAGTTGATAACCTAAGGGGAATTTGATGGATTTAACAGGACTAGGCGCTATTTTTGATTTCGGTGGCAAGCTTGTTGACAAGCTGTTTCCAGATAAGATCGCTCAAGAGAAAGAGCGTAATACTGCTCAGCTTGCTTTGGCTCAGATGCTTCAAAATGGGGAAATGGAGACTTTGAAGGTCTCACTCTCAGCTATTCTTGCAGAAGCGCAGTCCGCAGATCCTTGGACTTCTAGAGCGCGTCCATCGTTCATGTATGTGATCTATATCATGATTCTTGCAGCTATTCCCATGGGAATTCTAGCTGCTTTCCGGCCAGACATCGCAGCTTCTGTAGCTACGGGAATGCAAGCTTGGCTCGCGGCAATTCCAGACTCGCTCTGGGCATTGTTTGGAGCCGGCTATCTGGGGTACACGACCGTTCGTGGGTATGAAAAAGCTAAAGGTGTTTCAAAGTGATTTCGCTAACTATTACGCTCACGCCTCAAGAGCTAGATACTATTGGTCTTGCACTTGGACAAAGACCTTTCGCTGAGGTTGAAGCACTCATTAACAAACTTCGGGCTCAGTTCCAAACTCAGCAAGATCTACCTGAACCAGTTGCGAGAGCTGCTCCAGAAGCTTAACTAATCGGTTACTAGTGAGCACTCTTTCAGAAAACTGGCTTGGTGGATTCCGCGTCGTAGACGACGGGCGGACTTCCGTTGCCACGTATTACTGGGACCCAGGTAGTTTATCCTGGGTCGTAGGCACACAACCAGGTGGTGGTGGTGGTGGTAGCACTGTCATCACTACTGCGGCTAAGGGTGCTACCTTAGCTGGTAGTCCCACGTCTGAGAACACGGACGCCAACACGCAGTCGTTACATACCCGTATTACTAATGCGAGTCTTGCTGTTACTGGCACATTTTTTCAGGCGACCCAGCCAGTCAGCATTGCTGGATCAGTAGCAGTTACAGGTCCGCTAACAGACGCCCAACTACGCGCTACTGCAGTACCAGTTAGCTTTGCAGCTACTGCAGGATCCAAAGCGCTTAATGTTCAGGTCGTAGGAGCAGATCTTGGTGTTATTACCAATT